TTAGTTGAAGCAGGAAGACTTGTAACATCTACATCTCCAATGTCTACACCACTATTAGCTGCTAACTTACCGATAGCTGCACTACCAGCAGGTAGAGAACCAACGACATCAACTTGCATTTCGGTAGAAACAGCAGCGGCAATTGTAGCAAGATGAGCCACTCCATCGTCATCAGTAGCGATTGTAACTCTTTGAGTCGTTGCAGAAATTGTACCTTCTCCAGCCTGAGCATCTGAACCAGCAAGGTTCATATTTACATTAAGAAAAGCCCCGTCTATTGCAGCATCTAAAGCATCGTCATGTGTCCACAATGCTCCATTTGCATCGCATCTTAGAGAAGCCCAATCACCTTCAGCTGGAGTAAGACCTCCAAGAGCATCATCACGCTCCATCATAGTAGCTAATCCTGCAATAGTACCCGGAGTGGCTACATCTTCACTATATTCAGTACCACCTCCACCACTTAATACATCTATTTGCAAATGTCCATCTGAATCAACTCTTAATTCTTGTATATTTCCACCTGATTCAGTACCACCAACTGATAATGTTTTAGCTGGCCCACCAGAGCCATCAGTTCCTACAGTTGTCTCAATAGTTTCTACAGCTCCCTCTATTTCGCTTAAATGGGTTGTAGCTGTTGAGCCTAAATCTACTGTACCATCAACTGTTAAGGCCCCACCACCATCATCTACGCTTACAACACCAGTTGAATTATTTGCTATTGTAACTCTTAATGCTCCAGATTCAGTACCTCCACCTGTAGTAGCTCCATAATCTGTATTTGAATCAATATTATCTAATACTGTATTATCAGTTGCTGAAAGATTAGCCGTTACAGTACCATCTACAGTTAAAGCTCCTCCTCCATCATCTACACTTACCACGCCAGTTGAATCACTAGCTATTGTAACTCTTAAAGCAGTAGCCTCTGTACCACCGCCTATTGTTACCCTATCCCATGCACTACCATCATAACCCATAAGCATGGACATAGCTGATGTAGTTGTTGGATTAGCAAAATTATCTGTAATCGCAGCTGCTGCAGGAAATTCGCTGTCTACAGTTACAGTTACGGAATCAGCAAGGTCTACGTTAAGCCCGTCTTCACCGGCGTTTAAAACCCTGTTTAATACTTCGTGTGCTTGATATTTATGTGCATCTGCCATATCTATTTCCTAATTATGTTAAATCTGGTGGTAGTATTGCTCTCATTCCACCTGTCTTATCTCTTTTTTTCATGCCGAACCTCTTAATGGCTTCATCCCACTTTTGCTTGTGCGCCATAGACATATTACTTGAAACTGTTGATACATTGGGGTCGCCCGATTTACCGGCCTTATCCATATAGAGACATTTCTTTACATAGTCAACCAGCGCTAAATGCAGGGAGTTGTCTATATCAGGGACATCACTTAAAGCAGACACATTATTAGGCTCTGCATAATAGTATAGCAAGATACCATCAGTAACTGCCTCCTGTATCGCTTTCCAATTCTTTCTTGCGGTTGTGTTCGCACCTCCGCTACTATCTACATTAGTAATCAGGCAAAATGAATCACCATCAATAAACCAGCGGCACGAGTTCTCTGGATATTTTATATTACTAGCCATTACCTGCTATCCGGTGCTTGTAATGCCGATTCACTCGACACATCTGTCAATAATAAATCTTTATCAATTAGTCTCGGTATCAATATATAATCACCATCATTATCCATAAAATAAACCCTAAAAATCTTATTTACTTCCAATACATTATTGGATGAATCTTTTGCAGCGTCTTTTAAATCATACCACATCTGGTTGGCCGCTGTACTCATTTTAGCGTGCACAACCTTTGAGTTGTACATACCAGCTTCCACCAGTGCATCATTAATCAAGTTCATCACATAAGTTTCAGGCACATCTGGGAAAACCTGTCTAATGCGACTCAAAATCTGTTTTACTGTTATACTGTGAACTGCCATATTATTTCGCTATTAAATATTCTATTGTTGAAGTCCCACTTGCCGTCTTAACATAAACTTCATTTACTTTTAAATTTGAACTATATCCTCTAAACATTGTACTTGCTCCCCCTGATAGTTTTAATGGATAAGTAGAGTTAGCATCTAATGAAATTATTACTGCAGTAGACCCCAAATTCTTTATGTAACAGAATTGCAAATCGCTACCATCAGAAGATAATTGTGTTTGAGTAGTTGACATAGTAAATATGCCATCCCACGTATCATCAGCTCCCTCCCAATTACTTAAATTAGCACTCCAAGTAGCACTCTCTGATATAAATGAAGACCATCCATCTCCCCATTGAGCAGATGTAATATCTGTTAATGTACTATTCCCACCAAGCCTGCCAATAGATGAGCTAACAGTATTCTTATTATATGTAGCTTTAGAAATATCATATTCTTCTAAAGAGCCGGGCACAGCTGCATATGCTGTTCGAGCAGTAGGAAGTACACTTGTTCTCATTATCACTCTTCTATCTTGAGCCATTATGTACCACTCAAATATTCTACTGTTGACGTTCCATCTGTGCCAATAACAACAGCAGCTACAGATGCATCTAATTCAGACGCAAATGATTCACCAGCTGATAACAGAACAAGATAATTAGAACCGTTATCAAGCGATATTTTCACATCATCACCGCTAATATTTCTAACAAAAACAAAATCTTTACTACTTAAAGCTGATTCCGCGCTTGTAATCTCTTTTGAAGATTGGTATGTTAATGTCCCACTCCCCATTGAAACATTAGCACTACCAGAAAGCTTCGTACCAACATCACTATCTTGATACCATCTCGCACTTGTAGAATCAAGTTCCTGTGGAGAACATCCGTTTGAGTATTTTATTTTCTCGTTAGCCACTTCTTTTCATTATTTTCTATTGTCTCGGTGGAGATATCCCACCACTCGTCAACATTTGCACCCCACGCTGATAATCAGCTGAAAGTTTCTGATATTGACTATCTAACCATTGATAATCTGCTGTATGTTTTTGAATATTGTTTGTAAACTCCTGAACTTCCGCATTTACTTCAGCTTGATACTGTTGTAACTCAGACCCATACTTCTGAAGTTTTTTAGCTTCTTCAGCATCCTCCAATTGAGCATTCTGTATAGATATTTGTAACTGTGCCTGATATTCGGCATTGTCATCATTAAACTCATTTAAAGCATCTTGTACTTTAGCTTGATATTCCGAAACTTTTGCTGGTGTTTGCGATAATAAAGCCTGAACTTCTTGGGCGTAACCAGACGCTTGACCTATATACCCCTGTGCTGTCTGTAAATATGGGGAAACACCCTCTATGTCTAAACGATATGATGCTATAATTGTATTAATCTCAGCAATCGCTACATTCGCTCTTTGTAATTCTTGAGAAGCAACACTAACAGTTGCACCTAACTGATTAATTCGAGCACCACCTTCAGCACCCCTCGCAGCCGATGCTTGTTGATATGCACTAGCATAAGATAATCTGGCTTGAATTTCACTACCATATGCCTGAGCCTCAGATAAAGAAGCGTTAATTTCTTTTACTCTCATATCGCCAATAGCAGTCCATTCCGATAAATGCATTTGAGCTCTTTGCAATTCAACACCAACAATACTCAAGTTTCCTTGAAGTAATTCTATATCCTCCGCTTGTAGCAAATCGTGTGCATCGTATCCAGAAGCTGGTTTATTTGCTTCAATCAACGAAGATACTTTATCTAAAGCATCTTTCACTCTTGTTAGTTGAGAGCTAGCTGTTGTAAATGTATCTTCATCTCCAAAAACAGATTCATCTGCGCCTTCCATTTTATCAATTCTATTTTCTGCGGCCTCTATTGCGTTTTTCATAGCAAGAAGAGCTGTATATATATCACCGGCACCGGGGTTTGCCCCAAGAATAGTCTCCCCATCAGCTAAATGAGCTTGCATCCCGTCAAGGGCTGCGTTTACATCTAATAAATTCTGTGCTACATCATAATCCGCGTGTGGCTTATTCCCATCAATTAAGTTTCCAGCATAATCCAAAGCATTTTTGACAACCGCAAATCTTTTATTCGTATCATCCCACAACTGTGTAGTATCATCAATGTCTCCAATAGAAGTATAATAATCATCTACTTTCCCCTCTGCGGTGCTAAGAATATTATCAACCTTATTTAGCTCAGTTGTCATAGCCCCCAAAGCTGTATTTAAAGCAGTGTACTCATCAGGGTAAGCAGTTGACCATCCTGTACCACTAATAGTTGTAGTAGGAGAAGCATAAGATGGGGCCGTAGTACTAAAACTAACTGTTGATGCCGTTATTGTCGGTACATCTGGAGGAACAGCAGTAATTGATAAATCAGTTGGTAAATCGCTGGTCTTATTACCCATGGCATTCTGCAGAGATTTAACAGCTGCATATAATGGAACTAAATATTCAGCTTCATCTGGGAATACCGATATTGCCGAATCCCCATAGGCTACAGATGGATATTGAACTTCTGAATAAGTAGCAGAGCCTCCAACAGGCAGTACATCTAAACTATTATTTTCTATATAATAAACAGGGTCTGTAACAGTAGCATAATTCATATCCTCACCATCTGAAAAACGTCCCTTCTGCATGGCATTAACTCTTCTACACGGCTGTTTAATATCACCATCACTTCTAAATACACGAAGAACTTTACCAGTATTCAATGTATCTGCAGTACCAGAGGTGAAAGACTGCGAGGATGAACATAAATCTACCAGATTGGGAGGCAATACATTAATAATTTCCTTAGCCCCATCGGTAAGAAATTGAGTTAACTCGGTTTGAGTTGGAGCACTGCTACCATCTATTGAAATGCTTGTTAAACCTTCTACCTGAGCTTCAAAAGTCGCCATTATACACTCGCTACAAAGACTTCAACATCGCAAGCAGATGTATTAGCAGCACAAGTTATGTCAACTAAATCACCAAATGAATCAGGAGTTATCCCAGCGGCATCAGCAGAATCCATAGTATCTTTTACTCCACCCGATAAATCAGCACAGTATAAAAAAGAACATCCCTTATCAACTTTTACACCAAACTCATCATTGTTTTCATTTTTTAATACCAATGCAATATGATTAGTACTATCTAAATTTGTAATTCTTATATATCTAACATCATCCTCATCGAATTGACCTGCTAGATATGTTTTAGATAATTCAGTATTATAAGCTGCCCCAAATCCAAGTAATCCAATCTCGTCAGTTCCTATATTGACAATTCTTTTTACTATGGACGCAATACTCCCAACTTCTAGTACTCTTTTAGAGCCATAGTCCTGATTATCAAGTAAAATCTCTTCTTGTATTTTAACTTTTAATATTCCAGCCATTATCGTTTCCTATTACATTTATATTTCTTTACAACTTTAAGCGTAGCCTTAAACGTTCCCACGTATCTCGCCCCCTTTTGATTCTATGTCCTCACCCATAGTCGTTACCTGAAAATCAATCTGGTCTTTCCTAATAGCTGTAGCAAAACCCGCTTCTCTTATTATGATAGCAGGGCTAAACAAAGGTTTATTAGCCCTCTTACCGCAACTGCGACAGTAGAACCACCCCTCCGAGTTGTCTTTCTTGCAATGCTGACAGGACATTAAGCCCCACCAACCACCATAGTTAGTATTCTGTCACCAGCAAGTTGAGTATGCGTAATAGATAAAACTTTATTATTAGTTGAATCTAATGTGTCAACATAATCTTTTATATCTCTTGCCATTGTTCCTACATCCCCAGTCTCAATACCGGGGTTACCCGGGTGAATGAATACTTTTACTTTTACATTACCATATACAGCCATGTTGTCTCCAATTTTTTAAATTTTAGGATATTCGGGGGCTAACTTTTATTGAAAGCCCCCACAGAATCCAAATCTGTTTACCCTTATTTATTCGGGTTATGAAGTAGTAACAGCGTTATCAATACCAGATAAACACTCTCCAACCCACTCGCCTCCAGCAGCCATTAAATTAATATAATCGCCCTTTTCAGCACTCGTTCCAATTATAAGATTGGAAACTTGAGTACCTGCGGTTGAGTTGGAAGCATTGCCTCCAGCATCCTTCATTACCAAGCTAACAATAGCGCTACCAGCTGCTATTGTAATAGCACCAGTTGGCGTTTCTTCACTAACTACGAATTTGTAGTATACTCCATCTTCCAAAGCTGTTGGAAGTGTGACGGAATAAGCTCCACCAGCGGAATCAAGCATAAATACTTTTCCACTATCGTCATTAGTTAATGTTATAGCTACGGTAACATTTTCTACCTTTTTCTTGAATCCAGCAGTTACACCACTATTCTGTTCTAAGAAAGCACTTCTCATTATTCATACCTCCTATTAATTAGACTCAAAGTTAAATAGAGCGTGAGCTTCAGGAAGAGAAACTTCAAGACCTGCTTCGGTAAGAACCATGTCTTTACGTAAATCTTCATCTGCTGACTGTACATTCGTTTGAATGTGCGTGTCTCTATTTACCCCATTGCCGACTAATGGACGGTAAGCTACGTTATCAAGGTCAACTAAACACATATATGGCGCTGCATGGCCTCTAAATAGAGGTTCTTTTACTAACGTCAAATCACCGTGAATAGTTTCAACCTTCATTACTTTATGCCCATAAGAACCACTCGCTTGCGACATCATCGGATTCGCAGCAGAGTAAGCACTTGATAGGAAAGTAGATGAGCTTGCCATCTTGTTAAAGAATGAAATAACAGGGAGTGAACAAAGCGCAAGCTTTGATGAACTACCACCACGAGCCGGGTCAAAAATCACCTCAAGGTCTCTTAAAATAACATCGTAAGTTGTTTCAGCATCTGTACGTGTTGTAAAATAACCTTTATCCTCAGTATATGATACTTGAGCGGAAGCTCCAGTAATCTGAGACTGTGAGTTTTTGATAATGTGACCAACAATACCATCGGTATAGTTGATACCACTTTGACTTGCGGAGTTTCCAAAAAGCATTGCTCTTTCGATGTCCACCTTATGTTCGCGAAGCTTCAAATTCCAAATTCTGTCCCACTCACTAGCATAGCCGCGGTAAACCGTAGCCCTTGCAGTATTAGTAAGTTCACAGGCTGTCTTAAATATTTGACAATACCCATTACCATTTTCTAATTCACGAGACCAAGAATCTGGGGAACCTGAACCCTCTTCAAATGCACTTCCAATGACTGTACACTTTTCACCATCAACAACAGCAGTAGTACTGCCAGTTGCTGCGGAAATTGTACGACCAGTAAAGGTAGTTTCAGTGCTACCAGCGACAGGAGCAGACTCAACGCGGACAATAACTGTCTCGGGTTTGTTGTCTGATGAATCCTTTTCGCCAACTGCAAATACCATACCTTTAATAATCCAATCAGGAGCTGCGCCTGCACCGTCATCAACGGTGTAGGTTAACGTGCTACCTGCGGCTGGAACAGTATGAGATGCATCAAGTGCAAATGTTCTGTCCGCCATTTGGATTTTATTCCGGTCTTTTAACCATCGGAACTGCGGGTCGTCCGTTGGAACTTTAGCAACCTTAGATAGGTAAACGAAAAACGGAGACTCATCAGG